CCTTTTTCGGGCGATGCAAATGACTTAATTACGCTTTTATCGGCTGATTTTTTTTTTGAGTTAAGCGGGGGCGGTAGTGGTGACGACTTAGCAACGGTCTTAATTGCTGGCAATTCTGCAGGTGCAAACGACATAGACTTAAACAATAACGACCTTTTAAATGCTGACTTAATTTACTTTAATTTAGCTACTACGGATGTGGCAGGAGCTGGTCAATTAGTTTGGAATGATACGCAAGGCACTTTGGATTTAGGTCTAAAAGGTGGCGGTGTAAAACTTAATGTCGGTCAGCAGGAATTTGCAAGGGTTGTAAATAAAACCACTCCTTTAGTTAACCTATTGGCTGCAAATTATCAAGTTTGTATTGTGGCAGGTGCTACAGGTCAAAGACTTTCGGTAAAACTCGCAAAGGCTGATAATGACACTAATTCAGCAGGAACTTTGGGCTTAGTTGCTGAGAATATAAATGGCAATCAAGAGGGTTTTATTTGCACTACTGGAACAATTGAAAATCTTAACACTTCGGGAAGTTTGCAGGGCGAAACTTGGGCGGATGGTGACTCACTTTATTTGAGCGGTACTACTTTTGGCGCAATAACAAACGTAAAACCGAGCGCACCGATTCACGAAGTTAGGGTCGGTTACGTTGAATATGCACATGCTACAAAGGGCAAGATTTACGTTAAAATTGACAATGGTTATGAGCTTGATGAGTTGCATAATGTGAGTATAAATCCTTTGACAGTTTCGGACAAAGATGTATTAACTTATGAAAGTGCTACTCAGCTTTGGAAGAATACAAAACAGCCAGTAGAGATTCAACTTGCTGCATCGGATGAAACAACAGCCTTAACAACGGGAACAGCTAAAATGACATTTAGAATGCCACACGCTATGGCATTGACTTCTGTTCGTGCTTCGCTTACAACGGCACAGACTTCGGGTTCTATATTTACGGTTGACATAAATCAAGGCGGCACATCTGTACTTGGTACTAAGCTGACAATTGACAATACAGAAAAAACAAGCACAACGGCCGCAACTGCTGCAACGATAACAACAAGTGCGCTTACAGACGATGCCGAAATTACAATTGATATTGACCAAATCGGGAACGGAACTGCAACAGGTTTAAAAATTACTTTAATCGGAACAAGATGATAATAAATCCTTACGTTTTTGGTGCTGCTTTTGACCCTGATGCGCAAGCTTTCATTACGGCAGCAGGCATAACAGATAACACGCAAAAAACTGCGATAAATACGCTTGTAGTTAGTCTTAAAGGCTATGGTATTTGGACAAAGATGAAAGCCATATATCCATTTGTTGGCGGTACTGCATCAAGCCACAAATGGAATTTAAAAAATCCTTTGGATACAAATGCAGCTTTTAGGTTGCAGTTTAATGGTGGGTGGTCGCATACAAGTGAAGGAGTACAACCTAATGGCACTAATGCTTATGCAAATACATTTTTAAATGCAAATACTCAATATACTGTTAGTGATAATGTTCACATATCTGTTTATTCAAGAACAAGTGGAGGTACAAATGGAATAGATTTAGGATGTTATGATGGTACAAATGCATTACAAATGTCAATAGCAAATACTAATATTGCACCACAATCTACAAGGGTATGGATAAACAATATTACTGTATCTACATTTTCAGATTCAAATGCATTAGGATTTTATATTGCATCTCGTTCAGGTACTAATGTAACAATGTTTGAAAATAATACATTAAAAACAAATGTAACCAATTCACCTGTAAATAAAACTAATGGAAATATTTATATAGGGGCGCAAAATAATGTTCCTGGTGGGGGCACAGGTTTTAATCTCCCATCAAATAAACAATATGCTATTGCTACAATAGGCGATAGTTTAACAATTACAGAAGCAGGTAATTTTTATACTGCGGTGCAAAATTTTCAAGTGGCGTTAAGCCGCAATGTATAATAATAAACTAAAATAATATGATACAAGTAGGACTTTTAACAGAATCGCAAAAAAATGAGCTTGTAGGTCAGCTTTACGATGAAGACAGCTATTTTAATCCCATAACTGACTTGGAGGACAATTGGATAATTTCAGTTGAAGAAATAGAATTTTGCGTTAATCCTGAATTTATGTGGGTAAAAGATTTGCCTTTAATTGAATATATACCTAAGCCTTCACCATTTCCACCAGTAGAATAATGAAAGCATTTCAACAGATACTCAAAGACAGAGGATACTATTCAGGTGCTATTGACGGCATTATCGGGCCGCTTAGTCTTGCAGGAGCAAAGCAATTAGTCGATGCTGAGTGCAATATCAGAGGCTGGGTTAAGCCAGTAAACGACTTTGTTTGGTTGCGCTTAAATCAAACATTCGACAATAAATTTTCTGATATTGTTGTTCGATTTTCGAACAGAAATGCTGATATGATTATGCCGTGCACTACTAAGGCTGGGAACTTTTACGTTTACAACCCTTTGACTGTTGGAGGTATTACTGGCGTGGCGGTGGCGTGTGAGCAGCAAGTTATCGGCTCACATACTTTCACTACCTCAGCTAATTGGAAAAGCTTATGGCTCGGTGCTCCTTACTTTTATCAGTCTGGAGCTATTGAGGTATATAGGGACGGCAATAAAGACGCTACTATCGACAAAAATATTAAGACTAAGGGCTATTATGGTATTAACTTTCATCGTGGCGGTCTTGGGTCAATTGTTGACCAATGGTCTGCGGGTTGTATGGTAGTGCCCGATAAACAATGGTTTGAGGCTATAAAGATTTTTCAGCCTAATCAGAAAATAAACTTTACTTTGATTGAATTATAATGTTAGGAGGTATCTTAGATGAGGAGGAAGTCAAATATTTAGCAAGTCGGTATTATGTTGAGGGTCATAGGTTCACGCCTTTACGTATGCCGAACGGTGCTTATATGCTTCCACTTTATCAAATATACTATAATGAAAATATTGATTGTTGGTGGGTCAAATATTTACAAATAATTGAATTTAAAACAAAATGAACACTTTATTATTATTTCAGGAGCAAGTGCCAGGACTAATATCTAATTTAACAAATTACGGAGTTTTAGGGATTTTCGCTATCTTAATGATTGCGCTTATTTACTTTATGGGTAAGCAGTTTTTTATCTGGCATAAAAAGAACGAATCGAGAATTCAGGAATTGGAGAAAAAGCTTGAGGACTATCTGACAGAGGATAGGGCAAAACTTTTGGAAACAGTAAGCCTAAATAATAATGTAGTCGAAAATAATACGGCAATGATGCGAAAACTTTTGTTATTAGTTGAAACAATCGAAAAGCTGCACTAATATGTTCAATTTTTTAAAAGAAAGTACAGACGTCAGCTCAATGCGAGTGACGCTATTTTTGGGCACACTTTGCGTTTGTTTGCTATGCTTAGGTATTTTTACTTATATCTTAATCCACGCTTTAAAATGTACGTCTTTGGATTGGTCTGGAATGAGTATCTTTTTGGGCTCAATCGCAGCTTTTACGGGGACGTTACTTTATGGCAAGGTACAGCAAAAGAAAGTGGAAAAAGTAGAAAATAAAGCTTAATTTTTTTCATTCTAGGGGTGCGTTTGGCTGTCAATCTGGGGAGGTTGGCAGCCTTTTTTAAATTATTTTCACTTTTGGCGAAACTTTTTTTAGTAAAAGCTTTTTTTATTCAGTTAGTTGTTTTACCTTTGTAACATCTTAGAACGAAAAGAATAATATTTCACACTTCAAAAACTTCAAATTATGAAAACTTTAAAATTTTATCACAGACTTATTTGGGAATTTAGTTTTACTCACAAAGAGGTAGCAAACGCAATTCTTAACTTACTTATTGCATTAGCCGATAACGACGAACAAGATATTAAATCTATTATCGAAATTTACCAAATTACTCACACTGAATTATTGCAAATTCAGGAGCTAACTTCTAAAGCGGTTAGAAAAGTAGTACCAACCTTTGACGAAGTTTTAGAAATGCGCGAAAATAGTACTTCAATTCAAAGTATTGAGTATACAGAGGAACAAATACAAATTCTTGAATCTTACTATGAGGAGCAAAGAAGACAGCAACTAATAGACTAATATAACGGGGAGCAGCATCCGACCAACTGCAATTTTTCACACTTCAAAAAATTTAATTATGAGCTTAACAGATTTATATATTCGATATTTTTTTTGGCGAGATATGGGAGATAGCAATAGGGCAAATTATTATCTTTTAAGGATTAAAGAAATAGAAAATAAAAAATAATTTTTCACACTTCAAAAAATTTAATTATGTACAAACAATCTGAAAACATTAGCGAGTTAATCCAGTCGCTCGTAAAATTTAATGCTGAATTTCAAAAGGCAGGTCTTAAAAAGGATGCAAAGAATGAGCACCTACGAAACAAATATCTAAGCCTTGACAATATCTTGCATACAATTCGCCCAATACTAAGCGCAAACAACTTGGCAATAGTTCAGGCATTAGCGGGGGAA